CCGGTCAGAGCATCGGATGGCATGTCCTTCAGCTTCGTGATGAGATCGGAAACCTTCATTGTCATCCTGCCCTTCTGGCGCGTCGTTGAGGTCTGATAATCCGCTTCCCGTTCCGCGGGGCGTGGTCGTTGACCACGTCCTCCACCACCTTCGACACCTTCTGGCCCGGGTCCACCACCATCCGCTCGTGGACGAGTTCCCGGACGATCTTCTCCGACAGCCCCGGCTTGGGGGTAGTCGTCTCGCCGTTGGACTTCTGCTTGACCTTGACCTTCCCGGTCGACCCCCAGTTCCGACTCTCGAGGACCTGGCGGACGTCGGTGTCCGACCCGACCCATGCCTTCGGGTCGCCGGGGTACTTGGCGAGCGCCGGGTCGTACAGCTTGCCCGTCGTGTTCACCCCGTGCTTTCTGGCTTGGGCAAGGTGGAATTCTCGCATGGCGTCGGACTTGAACTGTCCGAGACCGGTGTTGTCACCACGGTAGGTCGTGGTATCCGAGAGACAGGTGGGTGGAAGAAACCTCCGCGGCGAGTGGATCCCGCAGTCCGGGCAGGTCTGCGGAAGTCCGGCGCCGACCATGGGTGCGAACTTCTCGAACAGGATGTCACACCGTGGACACTCGTAGGCGTACATCGGCATCGGACTCTCCTACGCGGCGATTGCGGGTTGGGGACCGGCGGCGGGCGGGCCCTGCTGCTGCGGACCGCCGGGTTGGGGGGGACCGCCGCCCTGCGGACCGCCCGGCGGCATCGGCGGCATCATCAGGGGCGGGAAGTTCACGACACTCTGGTCGATGTCCATCGACTTCTTCCAGAGACTGAGGATCTGGTTGATCGGGTCGATGTTCCCGCTCAACTGGAAATACTGCACCGCGAGCGGCATCACCGTCTGCATGAGCGCCGTCGCGTTCTCGGCATCGCGGGACCGGTTCGGCTTGCGGATGCTGCCCGCCTCCACCCGGTATTGCAGATCGTACAGCATGGTCGACGGGTCCTGATTCACGACGAGCATCTGCCAGAGCGCCGCACCCGGTTTGCCAAGGAACGGCATCACGTCGTCACCCTGCAAGTGCCACCGGGACGCGAACGCCTCCCGCCGGGCGACGAGACTCTGCCAGTCCTCCACCCGGTTCGCCATGTCCTCGGGACGGATGTTCGCCTGGTCCTTTTTGATCTCGGCCTCGGCGGCACTCCGGTACTGCCGGCTCGACTGGCCGTACATGAGTTCGGTCAGCCCCGTCCGCTGGTCGAACCACCGCTCGATGATCTCGAGCACTTGCCAGATGTCGGTATTCATCGGCCCTTGCTGGATGAACTGGAGGATCTCCCGGACGTCCTTGTATTCCTCGGTGATCTCCAACAGCGACAGGTCGCTCCCCGACTGGATGGTCTGCTTCAACTCGTCCGCCAACCGCTTCGGACAGGCGATGAAGTCCCGGCACGTCGTCCGGATCTTCCCCGTCACCCACGACCCGATCCAATTCATCAGCTTCAGTTCACCCAAGGCGAACGAGATATGCGAAGCCGGCCACGGGTCGTTGGGGATCTCGTGGAAAACGAGCGGGCAGCACGGCCACCCGCCATCGACGTAGAAGGGCGTCTCCCAACTGAAGGCTTGCTGGAGGACCTGCATGTTCTCCGGTGAGTTCGGCATCGCCATGAGTTGCGGACCCGCGTTGAGCGGGAACTGCTGGCCCGGACTGACCACGATGTAGGCGTAGTCGCCGACGAGCCCCTCGGTCGCCTGCTGGGTGTACCGGTCGTTCGCACCCTTCAACCGCGACCCCAACCCCGTCTTCGACCACACTTCGTAGTAGATCACCATGTCGCACGTCCGGCCCTGCGTCCGGAACATCACCCCGTCGAACCCCATCCCCCGGATCTCGCCCTGCCGGTTGTTCGACTCGACGTTCGGCTTGAGCGAACCCGGCGGGAGTTGCCACCGCTTCTCCGCTTCCCAGACCGGGCAGATCGTCCGCCGCGCGATCCACAGGGCGTTCTGCCAGGTCGTCGCGTCCGGGTCGATCAACAGGTCGGCCTGCGTGCCGTAGTACGACCCGATCACCGGCGTCGGCGAACCCGGCGGCTGGAACTTGGTCGTCCACAACAGCCCGAGACCGGCGATGAGCGCCTCGTCGATCGCCATCCGACTCTGACTCTTCAGGTCGAGCGGGTAGGGCGTGGCGTTCAACAACGCCTCGACGAGTACCGACATCGTCGTATCGGCCGCGTTCTGCTGCTGGCTCATCATGAACAACTGCTGCATGAGCGGCGCGTACTGCGGATTCGAATTGATCGCGGCGCCGAGCAAGTCCGTCGTCGTCGCCACCTGCTTGCGGGCGGTCACCTGACGGTTCGGGTTCTTGTAGTAGAGGAAGGGACCGAAGAGTTGGACGAGTTCCGACACCTTGTTGAGCGTCAGCCGCATGGCCGGCGGCGGAATCATGGAGATCGTGGTCGAGGGGGACCGGGCGGACGAACCGCCCATCGCACCGCCCATCGTCCCGTCGTACATCCGGTCGTACGGGCCGCAGTAGAAGAACATCCCGTCCCGGGCGTCCTTCCCGTACCGCTTGTTCTTCTGCTCCCAGGCCATCTCGATCTTGTTCAACCAGAGCGAGACCAGGCCGGAGAACGGCGACATGTCGGTCACGGTCGACCCCCGGGGTGCGGACTACTTGGGAAGATTACCCGTCTTCTTAGCCGTGAGTTCGGCAAACTGCGATTTGATCTCGGCCATCTGCGTCTTCAGGTCCGCCGCCAGGACCCTCAACGCGGCGACTTCGGACTCGGCCTGCCGGAGTCGGATCGTCTGCTGCGACGGCCGGTACCGGTACTGTTTCGGCCACTTCCCCTTGGAAGAAAGGTCGTCGTGCGGAATCGCCCCGTCGATCGAGTGGACCGACATCAGCGACGGCAGCAACCCGCCGATCGAGATCCGGGCGTTCGGCCCGACGAGCGTCACGAACCCGCAAAACGGGTCACGCGGCGCGGCCTCGCCCTGCCAATACTCGACACAGTCCCCCATCTGCGGACCGTCGGTGCGGGGCGGGTCGATCGTCAGGTTCGTCCACGAGTGGACGTTCGACCGGGTGACGGAGGGTATCGTTGGCGCGTTCATCGGAAACCTCACAGGGACCGACCGAATGACAGGTAAGACGTCTGACCCGCACCCTGGTCGGAGATGAGTTGATCCATCCACCTACGAAATATAGTGCGCTGGTTCACCACCATCGTGACAGGGACGTGCCGGGGCTCGTGCATCACGCAATACCGGAAGCATTGACACAGGTGCGTCGGCCCGCGGTCGTTCGGCTTGTCCAGCACCCGACCGCCCACCATCTGCTTCGGATACCGCGACATCTCCCACACGAAATTCGGACAGGTCGACGCCGTCCGGTCCTCGTTCGTCCGCACCCGGAACCGGGGCGGAATCTCGAACGACTTCGCCCCGTCGTGCCGGCGACGTGCCAGCCAGGTGTGGCCCATCGTGATCCCGGCGGAAATGTCGTCGTTCGCGGTGCCGAACCCCGACCCGGTCTGGATCGACCGCACCTGATTCGCCCGCAACTGTTCCTCGTACTGGGCGTAGATGGTCTTCCCGCTCCCCGCCTCCGTCGGCCGGGCACCGTGCATGTCGATCACGAACGCCTCGAACTGCTGCTCTTCCGCCCGCAACTTCATTTCCTGCCCGAAGATGACCGCGTTGCATTGCGGGATGTATAGCTCGTCGTACGCCACCACCATCGGGACCTTGTCCGGGCATTCCTCCACCGGCGGACACGCCGTGAACAACGCCGCACAGATCGCGTGGCCCGGGTCGATGAACACGTACCGGGACCAGTGCGGCGGCACCGGGCCGTCCATGGGGAAGCCGTGCCGGGTCAGCGAAAACTCGGGGTAAACCAGCCGGGTACTGAAGTTGAACTCGCCGCTCGAACGGGCCAGGCGTTCCTCGGCCGACAGGTCCTGCTCGAACTTCACCCGCTCGCCGACCGACATGAACACGTTCTCTTCCTGCTTCCCCTGAAAGATCTCGATCCTCGGCTTCGGGTACTTCACCGGGTCGATCCGGTGTTCCGCTTCCTGCTTCTGGCCCTGCTGGTACAGTTCGTAAAGTTCCTCGTACCCCTTCTGCGGCGCGGCCGTCCACACGATCCGGCCCTTCCGCATGATGATCCGGGCCGACATTTCCGGGTACCACGGGCCGTCCTTCTTCGACCGCTGGCATTCCTCGTCGATCCACACCAAGTCGACCTTGCCCCCCTGCGGGTGCGGACCTTCCGCCGAGAAGAAGTGGGCCTCCCAGCCGCCCACGAACCGGATCATGTCGATCTCGCCACGGCCCCGACTCTTCCAGCCCACCGAATCGATGATCGACTCGGGCAGCAAGGGCGGCGCGTAGATCGCCTCGGACTCCCGATCCCGGTCCGCCTGAATCCACGGCTTCCACGCCCGCCACTCGTCGGTCACTTCGTCCCGGATCACCTTGAACGCCACCGCCTTGAAGAGCATCGAATAGACGGTGTCCGCGATATGCTTCAGCGACTTGCCGACGACGTAGATCCGGCCGTCGGTCTTCGGGTACTTCTTGAACGGGTCCATCCCCCGCACCGCCCGCGCGAACTCCACCGAGGCGGCGAGCGTGTTGTGGGTGATGACGCAATCGCGAGTGACGTAGGTGTGATCGCTACTGTCTACCGCGATGCAGACGCAGTCCGACTTTCCGGCCGGCTCAATCTTGTGCATGACCCGGTTGGGCTCGTATTTCACCGTCCGTCGATAGCGACCAGCCTTGCGACTGAGAAGAAACGGATTGAATTGCTGCAAGCGGATTGCCATCCGG